TCGCGCCTCCGAGCTCGTCGCCGAGATTGCCGGCGGCCCGAACGGGCAGTCACAGCTTCTCGGCAAGTTCGGCCCGCACCTCGTCGTCCCCGGTGAGTGCTGGATCATCGTCCGCCCCCGCAACGACGGCCGCGGTAACGAGGTCGGCGTCGACTGGCGCGTGCTGTCGACCAAGGAGGTCACGCCACGGGGTCAGAAGCTCGTCGTCGAGATCGACGGCGACGAGATCAGCATCCCCGGCGTCGAGGACGAGACGGCCCCGATCGACGCCAGCGAGCCCGTCGCGATCCGGGTATGGGAGAGCCACCCCGCGCAGCAGCTCGAAGCGGACAGCGCCGTCCGCTCCAGCCTCGGCCTGCTCGAAGAGCTCAAGCTCTTGAATGCGGCCGTCGCCGCCATCGCCCGCAGCCGGTTGACCGGGCGCGGCATCGTCCTCGTCCCCCAGGGCACCAAGTTCCCGACGACGCCGACACAGCAGAACGAAGAGGACGACCTGATCGAAGTCCTCATGACCGTGGCCGAGACGGCGTACAAGGAGCCCGACTCAGCGGCGGCCACCGTCCCGATCATCCTGGAAGTGCCGGCGGACCAGATCCCCAACATCAAGCGCCTCACCTTCGAGTCGGACTTCGACACCCTCGCCATCCAGCTCCGCGAGGAAGCCATCACAAGGTTCGCCAACGGCTTGGAGGTCCCCGCAGAAATCTTGCTGGGGCAGGGCGACATCAACCATTGGGGCCAGTGGGCACTGAAGGACGAGGCCATCACCCTGGGAGTGGAGCCCAAGCTGGGCACCGTCACCGACGCCCTCACCTCTCAGTACCTCCGCCCCCTGCTGGAGGCCGAGCAGGTCGAGGACGCGTACGACTGCCTCGTCTGGGCCGACACGAGCCCCCTCCGCGTCCGCACCAACCGCGCCGAGACCGCGCTGAAGGTCCACGAGCGCGGCGCGATCAGCGACGCCGCCCTACGGCGCGAGACCGGCTTCACCGACGCCGACGCCCCCGACGAGGACGAACAGCGCCGCAGGGCCGAGAACCCGGACGAGCCCGGCGACAGCGAGCTGCCCGTCGACGAGTCCGAGGCCGAGCCCGAGCAGCCCACCGAAGCGCCGGCCGAGGTCGACGACCTGCCCGCCTCGGCGGTCGCCGCCCTGCGCCGGGAGACGATCCTCGCCGCCGTCGACGGCGTGCTGTACGCCGCGATGTACGCCGTGGGGGAGAAGCTCCGGACCAAGCCGGCCTGTCCCCGCTCGGAGCGCGCCCGGGCCCGGGACATCCCGCCGGCCGAGCTGCACACCGTCTTCCCCGTCGAGACCGAGCAGGTCGACGCCTGGCGCCTCCTCGACGGCGCATGGGACCGCATCCCCGAGGTCGCCGCCCGGTACGGCCTCGACCCCGAGTGCATGACCGCGACCCTCGACGAGTACGCCCGGGCGCTGATCGCCGCCCGCCTCCCGCACACCTTCGACGAGACCGCCCGCCTGCTGAAAGTCACCTGCATGGGGCTCGCGGCATGACCCGCCCGCCACGCCGCCCGACAGCACATCACCCCGACGAGGTCGAGGTGATCGCCGACGCCGCGAACGTCACCGCCGAATGGTGCTCCAGCTGCAAGGCGTTCACCCTCCTCGCCGGGGAGATCGTGCTGCTGACCCGGGACGGCGTGGTGACGGTCGGCTACTGGGCCTGGTGCGAGACCTGCGACCCGCCCGAGGAGGCCCCCGATGCCGCCTGAAGGTACGCCCCTGCCCCGGCCGCCCCTCGACGGCGAAGCCGCGCCCTGGGGACACAGCACCGCAGCCCACCGTGCACACGGCTTCTGCTCGGACTGCCACGACCGCAGCACCTTCGACGAGCTGGTGGCCTGGCGCGTACGCGAGAACCGCCGCCATGAGGCCGAGCAGGCCGCCCGAGCCGCCTCAGAGGCCGACCGCCGCGGTGCGGTCGACCTCCAGCTCACCCGTGACCATCTGTGCCCCGCCTGCGGCGCCGAGGCCCTGGCCGTCGTGACCGCCACCCTGACCGCCGACAGCGGCGAGCGCCGCCCCGCCGGCGGCTGGGCGCACTGCCTCGCCTGCGACGCAACCCCCCACCCAACGCTGGAGGTCCCCGACCGTGGCTGACACCCAGACCGCCCCCAACGGCCGGCCCCTGGAGCACGCTGCGCCGCCCGGGCACAGCCTGATCGCCCACCAGATCCACGGCTGGTGCAGCGCCTGCCCCGACGTCGAGATGTGGGAGGAGCTGCACGCCTGGCGTCAGCGCGAGCGTGCGGCCGTCGACGACGCGCCGTTCACCGACCGCGCCCCCGCCGCCTCGCGGGAGGTGTCGCGCCATGGCGGATGAGCTCGACGCCCTGTCAGCGGCAGAGGAAGACTTCGCCCGCGAGGTCGCCGCGGTGCTCGACGAGGTCGCCGCCGACTTCGCCCGCGAGCTCGACGACGCGACCGAGCTCGTCGCCGCGCGCTTCAGCGTCTCCCGTATCGGCCGTATGTGGGCGCAGCGCATGCCCCGCCTCGTCCGCCGCCTGCTGGGGATCGCCGAGCAGGCCGGGGAGGCCGCGGCCGGCCAGGTCGACGCCGAGCTCCCCGACGACTGGGAGGACCTGCCCGGCCGGCACGACCAGGGCGACGACCTGCCCGACGGCATCGGCCAGTACGTCACCGAGACCGAGCACCTGCTACGCGCTGTCGGCGACCGGCTCGCCGAGGCGGCCGTGCGCGCCCTCGCGGAAGGCGTCGACGCCGGGGAGGACATCGAGGCCCTGCGCGCCCGTCTCCGGGCCGTCTTCGCCCGCGAGGGCGCCCAGCTCGGCGACGGCCGCGAGGCCCTGATCGCACAGACCGAGGCGACGCGGGCATGGAACGCGGCCACCCTCGCCGCCGCCCGGGCGCTGACCGGGCCCGAGCGGCCGATCGTCAAGCAGTGGCGTACCCGAGGCGACTCCGCTGTACGGGATGCGCATGACGCCGTCGACGGCTTCGTACGTCTCCTCGACGACCCGTTCACCGTCGCCGGGGTCGACATGCAGCATCCCGGCGACCCGACCGCTCCGCCGGCCCTCGTCTGTAACTGCCGCTGTGTCCTGCGCCTGCAACTCGCCCCCGACCGGGCCGCGTCCGCCTACGAATCTCAGGACCCCTCACCGGCCGAATATTCCGATGCAAGGAGAACCGCCCCCGTGACCTCGCGAACCGCCGCCGCCTCGGAGGGTGGCCATACCGGCGGCATGATCGCCCTCATCCCCTCGGCCGACGACGTCGCCCGGCTCGCCCTCGACGACGGCGAACCGGCCGAGGAGCTGCACCTGACCCTCTTCTACCTCGGCGACGACGCCAGCCAATGGGACGCCGATCAGCGCGCCGAGCTCATCGAGGGCGTACGTGCGAGGGTCAGCAGCCTGCCCGGCCCGGTCGTCGCGAATGCCTTCGGCGTCAACCACTGGAACCCCCAGGGCGACGACCCCGTATGGGTCTGGGCCATCAGCGACACCCGCGACGACGACGAGGCCGGGCCGACGCTGCAAGAGACCCGCTACGTCGTACAGGACGCCCTGGAAGACACCCACGAGCGGCCCGAGATCCCCCGGCAGCACTCGCCCTGGGTCGCTCATGTCACCGGCGCCTACACCCCCGACACCTGGCCCCTGACCGCGATGGCCGAACGCCTCGGCCCGATCACCTTCGACCGCGTCCGCCTGGCCTTCGCCGAAGAGACCACGGACATCAAGCTCGGCCCCGAGGAGGCCCCCATGGACGAAGCGACCGCCGCGTCCCTCCCCATCCGCACCTGGTCGACACCCAAGGGCCAGGCCGCCCTCGCCTACGAGAACCAGGAGACCGGCGACGGCAGGATCTTCGCCGCGGGCTCCCTGTACTGGGAGGCCGGCCCCTGGCCCCTCCAGTACGCCGACGAGATGCTGATGGGCCATGAGGGTGCCGAGCTCGCCGGCGCCATCGAGGAGCTGAGCCGCGACGGGGACGACATCCTCGGCCGCGGCCCCCTGTACCTGACCCAGCGCGCCGGTGCCGACGCCGTCACGCTGCTGGAGCTGGGCGCACCGCTCGGCGTCAGCGTCGACCTCGACGGCGTCGACGTCGAGTTCCGCGACCGCACGATGACCGAGGATGAAGACGGCGGCCTCGTCCTCGCCGCCTCCCTCGCCACGGCGTCGGTCATGCGCCTGGAAGACGGCGGCTGGATCCTCAGCGCCACCACCCCGGTCGAGGCGACGGCCGCCGGGACGTCCATGTCCCGCCGACAGCACCGGGCGCAGCTCTTCACCGGCCCCAACGGCGAGGTCTCGGCCGCCGCCCTCGAACACTTCGACCGCGCCAAGCTCCCCATGCCCAGGGTCTCGGCCGCTGCCGGCGACAGCGACGACCCCGACGCCGGGGTGGTCGTACACCAGGAGAACACCGGTGACTTCCTCGTCCGCATCACCCGCGCCAGGGTCCGGGGCGCCACTCTCGTCTCGATGCCCGCGTACAACCTCGCGCGGATCGTCCTCGACCCCGTCGACGAGGAGACGGCCGCCAGCGCCGCCCAGACGGCCGCCCAGGCCC